TGAAACATAGCACGTTGGATGGCCACTGTGTCATCAGTGATACCATCTCCCACTGCACCAAAGTCAGTGACAATGGCAAAACTATCCAAACGATCCTGCAGACTCTGTGTTACTGGCGCACCTGCGCTGGGACCGGTCTGTACAACATATCCACCAGCTTCACCGCGATAGGTATAAGTGCCCTGCAGACCAAAGATGTTTGAAAATTCAGTGAGAATTTCAGTGTTGCCAATAACCGGCGCACCTTCTTCTAGTGTGCCGTTACCGATAAACAGTCTGCGCTCGTCTACAGCGTAGCCCAATTCTCCGCCAGAAAGCTGCGGCAAATCAATCGCTAGTCCCTTGCGCTGAGTTATTCTTGAAATCTGTACAATAGCCATGTTTTTATACCCGTTATGACTGTATTTAGCTGGTCAAGTAGTAGAGCTCTAGACGTTTCCACCATTCATTGGTGTAGTGATCAAATTCGTCGCCCTCTAGCACAAACTCCTGATACTGTGGCGGTTTGATTATGGCTAGATTAGCATCTTGCTCGGGTTTCACACACATCAAGATCACGCCTTTGCGTATGTCAGTCCCGTGTACTTCATTGTGCGCTTGAGCATACGCAGCCAGTTGCAGGAAGTAGTCCCCAATCCACTCACGCTTTTTGGGTTTATTGGTTTGCTTGTAGTCTAAAATACTCAGCTCGCCCGAGTGCATGCCCACGCCATCTGAAGTTCCTGCATACAAACGTGGAAAGTACAGGGGAATTTCAACACCATAGAATTCTGTGACCTTGCTGTTGAGTCCTTGTTCAATAATCACCTTGGCCATGGCATGACTGGCCCAGCTAAAGGGATTAGCCGGTAGCTCTGTGACCATGTCTGTCTTGATATAGTTTTCAAGATAGGAATGCATACGAGTGCCACGGCTAGCAGCTTCAGTGGTTATCTGTTGTGCTTTTTGTTCGCCCACACGATTTTTCCACTGTTGTAGGGCCTCTCGTGCTTCTTTGGGCTTGGTGCGATCCAACACCGTGGTCACGCTGGGCAGCTTGTTGCCATCAGGGGTATTGTAAACACGCTGTCCGTTGAGCAGGGTACGTGACAACGGCTCGTATTTGTATTTTTCAATTAGCATTGAGTAACTGTGATTTGGGATTTTTGTAAAAATTCCACACCTGAATTATCGCGATAGTTTTCACGATAGTACACATGCTGAATTCCGCTTTGATATATCAGTTTTGCACATTCCAAACAAGGACTGTGTGTAACAAACAAACTAGCACCAAGTCCGCTGTTGGCACCTCGAGCCAGTTTGGCAATGGCATTTGATTCTGCATGAAGAACTTCAGGCTTGGTGTACAAACTACCATCCTCGTTTACATCTTCACACACATTGCTCCACCCAGCTGGCATGCCGTTGTAGCCATAGCTGATCACAGTGTCATCTTTGACAATCACAGCTCCCACATGTAATCTCTGAGCTGGACTGAGCTGCGCGGCACGGTGTGCCCAGTCCATGTATAGGTCAATGTATTTTTGCTTCAAACTCTAAAACTTTCTCCGCAGCCGCAGCGGTCTTTTTCTTGGGGATTAATAAAATCAAAGCCTTCGTTTAGTCCTTGCCGACGCCAATCCATTGTGAGTCCGTCAACATAGGGCAGGTCTTTGCCGTTAACAAAAATTTTAATACCATGACTGGTATATCCCATCCAGTCTCGGGTCACAGGAGCCTGATCAACATATTCTAGTTTGTAAGCCAGTCCAGAACAACCTGTGGTACGTACTCCAATAGAAATTCCAACACCTCGACCTCTGCGTTCAAGTTGTTGCTGCACCTTGCGAGCAGCTATTTCAGTTAGTTGTATCATCATCTAGTCCTAAGTTCATCAACAAAATCACGTAGCAAATGATGTCTAGTGCCATTCCAACGCCTACGCATCCACGAATAATCCTGATACCAATGGTGTTCGGCTTCAGGGTGACAACCTATCAAACCAATACGACCTTGCATGATTGCCATGGGATCATGATTGCTGTATCTTGCTATCACATCAACTGACCCTGACACTGCATAGCTGCATCCATCATAAAAATACATATGATCCGGCTTGCCAAGCCATGTGATAGGCATGTGTTTGGCATGTGGTCTTCTGGTACACGCATGTGGCCGGCGTATGTACTGCTGCACTCTTACACCGTCAAGGATGTCAAAATAATCTTGATCCGCCCAATAAGCCCCCATGCAGATGCCAAGATAGGCGCCGCCCCTGCGCACAAAATTGCGCACTCTGGTGCGATGCTCTCGCATTAACCAATCCCAGCTGTCGCTGTCTCCAATACCGCCTGGAAAGCACACAATATCCACATCATCAAAAAAATCTGCTTCTAGGTTATGACGAGTGAATATCTTGAAACGATACGCAGTGCCTAAAGCACGCATTACCCCATTTATGCTTTGCACTGAACATCGTGGTTGGTGTGAGAACAACGCAATACAGCTGGGCATGACCGTTACTGTTTGTCCTTTCGCTCAGGCTCTTGGACAACCACTGGCGGTTTTTCTGGCCATACTTGGTCTTTAATATAGTTGGCTCCAATCCAGCCCCAGGCCGAAAAAAAGCCCCAAACAACCATGTCTAGTATCATAGGTAGAGTCTTTAGAAATAAGGGTTGACACAACTACTTATGCTAACTGTTTTCGCAAGATTATGCAAGCTAAATATCCCCAATGCTAGAAATCATTTCACTTTTGGTGATGACACACATCACTATATTATCGGTTACGCTGTATCTGCATCGTAGCCAAGCACATCGAGCCGTGACTTTTCACCCAGTTCTTAGTCACTTCATGAGATTTTGGCTTTGGCTAACAACTGGCATGGTCACCAAGCAATGGGTAGCTGTGCATAGATTACACCATCAACGCTGTGAGCAGCCCGGAGATCCGCATAGTCCGCATGTTTTTGGTATCTGGAAGGTGCTGTTCAAAGGCGCTTGGTTGTACAACACAGCCAGTAAAGATCAAAAAATGGTTGCTCAGTATGGAGTTGGCACACCTGATGATTGGATCGAACGCCGAATCTACAGTCCACACAGCCGCATGGGCATAATGTTGCTGTTGCTATTGAATCTGCTGTGTTTTGGCTATTGGGGGATTTTGATCTGGGCTGCACAAATGATCTGGATTCCGTTTTGGGCAGCAGGTGTGGTAAATGGCTTAGGACACTGGTGGGGGTACAGAAATGGCGAAACTAAAGATAGATCCAGAAATATTTTTCCTATTGGCCTTTGGATTGGCGGTGAAGAGCTGCACAATAATCATCATCTATCGCCTGGTGACCCAAGGCTATCTTTAAAATGGTGGGAGTTTGACGTAGGCTGGATGTGGATTAGAATCCTGTCGAGTCTGCGACTGGCTGAGATTCGTTCTGTTTCTTAGCATAATCAGCTAGAGCTGCCTTTATAGCGTCCTCGGCTAGAATACTACAGTGTATTTTAACAGGAGGTAACGCGAGTTCCTGCGCAATTTCCGTATTCTTAATTTCCCCTGCTTGCTCAAGAGTCTTGCCACGCAGCCATTCCGTGACCAGCGACGAGCTCGCAATCGCCGACCCGCAGCCATAGGTTTTGAATTTGGCATCAGTGATAACGTCATTTTCAACCTTGATTTGCAGTTGTAGTACATCACCGCAGGCAGGAGCACCAACTAGACCTGTGCCCACCGAGGGATCATTTTTGTCTAGTTTGCCTACGTTTCTTGGATTTTCGTAATGATCAACTACCTGTTGAGAATAAGCCATAACCGTATTATACCTGAAAAAACGGGCTAGGTCAAGACTACAAGGATTTTTTTGCTGCACGCTTGGCCATGCGATCAACAGTGGCCTGTGCTTGATCTACGCCCATGGGAGGAACACCTGCATCTGGTTGCTCGGCTCCCTTGAATACAACTTCTTTGTCTGTTACATTGGTAATTAGATTATTCAAGGGAGGACGTTGACTAAGATCTCTAACCGAATCCCGGTCAACTGCCACTCCCATTTGATTTGCTAACTTTACAAAACTGTCAAGAGGAAAGACTTTTTCTACGTTTGAGTCCTTGGCTCGGTTCATCAAGAAACTGGCCAAAGCTGCCAGTTTACCATTGTCCATGCCCTCAACTTCTTGAATCAGCATCAGCGTCTCGCACGACCCAATGTTTGTTCAGGACCAGTGTCATCGTCGTCAACGTCAATGTCAACTTCACCGTCAACACCAATCACATTGTCAGCAGCTGGCTCAGCACCAAGATCTCCAGCAGGGCCAGTGCCTGCGCCCATGTCAGCACCTGGAATTGATGGCATTGCAGGACCCTGACCAGTTACCACGGCTAGAGCTGTTTCCAACTGTTGTTTGCCGCCTTGTAGGTTCTGTAGCATGCCTTGCAGTGCTGCTGTGGCATCAGCGTTGAATTGATCAGCTTGAGCAGTGCCCACTTGATTGCGAATACTGTCTACTAGAGCTGGCAGTTCTTTGAACTGCATTTCACTGACGTCTTCCAGCATGCTCTGTACACTGTCAACAAGATCCTGCGCAGCTAGCACAACCTGTGCTTGTTGCACTTCGCTTTCTTGCAGAGCCACTGTGTTGTTAAGCTCTTGCAAACGCAGAGCAAGTCCCTGTTCCATCATCATGAGCTTGAGATAGTTAGGATCCCGCTCACTGCTGTGCAAAGCAGGACTGTGACGTGTTTCGTTGATCACAGTGCGCACACGAGCTAGCATGTGACGAGCCTGAGCTCGATTTAGTGTGTCAAATTTAGCAGCAGTGCCTGAATAGTTTTCAAATACTTTGGCGACTTGTTCTAGTGGGCGCTGCGCATCCAATTCGTTGAGTTTCATTGTTCAATCCTCTAAGATACAAATATTTAGCCATTTTTACACAATCTTCAAGTTGATTTTCAAGGTCGTGCTGTTGCTGGCGTCGGTGCTGAATTTTGCTGTACAGTATTTCTCGTGTGTGATTGTTGCGGCAAGTATTGGCCATGTTTTTGCGACTGACCACGCTGTTTCTAGCCGACACATAGTGCCGATCAAGATGCTGCAAACGTATGCCGAGATTATAGTTGTGTGATCGTTCTGCTATGCAATAACTCAGTGCTACTTTGGCGCTGGAAAACTCACCGCAGAATTCATTGTTTTTGTAGACTTCAAACAGACCATGCTGCTGCTTGATGTCAAATATTCCAAATGCTTGATAGCCTTTTTCACTGCGCAGGATCAAATCACTTTGAATGCGTGCTAGTTCTCGCTGTGCAAAATCAAAGAGTTTTTGATCTGGTGTCATACCAAAAATATGCGCGAAAGCAAAAAGCCAATGGTACCAGTAAGCACAGTGATCAAGCCCACGCCCCACTTCAACAGTTGGTCGTTGCGTTTTTCGGCCATTTTTTGCACCATGTCATGCACTTCGCGAACCAGAGTATCTAGATCTGAAATTTTGCCGTCTACATCTTCTAGACGACTTTCAAGAAATCTATATCTCTGAGCACACAGCTCAACATGGGCCTCAAGGCTCTTTTTTTCAATATCGGAGGTGTCGCTCATAATGTGATATTTATTCTATTTCTTGAAACCAAATATTTGGGCCTGCACCCTGAGAGCGCAGCTGATTGGGTAGATCAGCTTTTTCCTTAAGTCCGGTGATCATGGGCACGTTTTCACAGTCGCCCAACAGATAACCTAGGT